AAGTAGAAAACTCACCGATGGGTGATGGTACTGGTCAATTCTGTTGGCCACGTCAGCAAAGAGCTGATGGTAAGTGGTTCGGCTTCAATCAAGAAATTCTAGAAAAGAAGAAGAAACAATATCTTGACCGAACACAGTTCCGAGCTCAATACTATAATAACCCCAATATGGTTGGTGATGCAAGCATTGCCCGTGACTTATTTCAGTACTACGATCCCAAACGTCTATCGAAGTCTAATGGGAAATTATATTACGGATCAAGGCGTCTCAATGTGTTCGCCGCAGTGGACTTCGCATTTAGCCTCAATCGCAGAGCAGACTATACTTCGATAGTTGTAGTCGGAATGGATGGCGATAGAAATTACTATATCTTAGACATCGACCGATTTAAGACTGATAAAATTTCCGAGTACTTCAGTCATATTCTTACCCTTCATCAGAAGTGGGATTTCCGAAAGATTAGGGCGGAGGTTACATCTGCTCAGCAGGTCATTATCGAAGACATGAAACAGAATTATATTCGCCCTCACGGCTTGGCCTTGTCTATCGATGACTACCGTCCTAATCGTATGCAAGGTAGTAAAGAAGAACGCATCGAAGCCATTCTTCAACCTCGGTATGCAAACAAACAGATGTGGCACTACGTCGGTGGTAACTGTCAAATCTTAGAGGATGAACTCGTAATGATCCATCCTCCTCATGATGACGTAAAAGATGCCCTTGCAGCCTGCGTAGAAGTCTGTGTAGCGCCTAAATATACTAACCAGATAGAATCTACCCAACGATATAATACGATCACTCACGCGCGATTTGGAGGCGTTAATTAGTGGCTTCAACAGTTCTACAGCTTGACGGCGTAATTGACGCTGACGACATGGGGACAGAGATCGCCATGAAGTGGGTGGAATGGAATATGCTTCGGGCTAAGAAAGTCCGTGATTGGGATGAAGTCCGTCGATATATCTTTGCTACCGACACGACTCAAACCAGTAATGCTGCACTTCCTTGGAAGAATAAGACTACGACTCCGAAACTCTGCCAGATCAGAGATAACCTTTATGCTAACTATATGTACGCTTTATTTCCTAAGCGAAAGTGGTTAGTCTGGGAGGGTGATGATCGCGAGTCTGAAGACCAGATGAAGAAGACAGCCATCGAAGGTTATATGAAATGGGCTGTCGAGCGATCTGAGTTTGAAAATACTATCTCGCAATTAATTTACGACTTTATTGATTATGGCAATTGTTTCGCCATGCCTGAATGGTTTGACGGAACTGTAGTCTTGGAGGATGGGCGGCAACAAGTGGGTTTTGTGGGTCCGCGTGCCAAGAGGATTTCGCCTCTTGATATTGTGTTTAATCCGACGGCTGCCCATTTCTCCGAGTCTCCTAAAATCATCCGCAGTCTCGTCTCTCTAGGCGAGGTAAAGGATATTTTAGATAAACAGACAGCTACTCAAGAAGATCGAGAGATGGCTCAGGCACTCTGGACGTACCTCCGTGACCTTCGAGAGCAAGCTAAGACCTTGACTGGCGATCTATCGGACAAGGATGCTTATCTTTCGGTTGATGGATTTACGTCGTTCCGCCTGTATCTAGAGAGTAACTACGCCGAGGTTCTCACGTTCTATGGCGATATTTACGATCGCGAGAATGATGTATTCCTAAAGAACCACGTCATCCAAGTAGTGGATCGCCACAAGGTTATTTCTAAGAAACCTAATCCTAGCTTCTTTGGTCAACCTCCAATCTTCCACGCTGGTTGGCGTCCTCGTCAAGATAACCTTTGGGCGCAGGGACCACTAGATAACCTTATCGGTCTTCAATATCGTATTGACCATCTAGAGAATATGAAGGCTGACGTGATGGATTTGATTACTTATCCTCCGCTTAAGATCAAAGGTTATGTCGAAGACTTTGTTTGGGGGCCGTTTGAGAAAATATTTATTGGTGATGACGGTGATGTCGAGATGGTTGCTCCGCCGTATAATGTCCTCTCTGTTAATCTCGAAATCAAAGAGATTATGGATAAGATGGAGGAATTGGCAGGTGCTCCAAAACAAGCTCTTGGTGTCCGAACTCCAGGCGAGAAAACAGCCTATGAAGTCCAGACCCTTGAGAATGCCTCTTCGCGCGTCTTTCAAGCTAAGACGAGGTGGTTCGAAACTCAGATAGTGGAACAAACGCTAAATGCAATGCTCGAATTGGCTCGAAGAAACGTTACGGCTAACACAATTCGTCTCTTCGATGAAGAGTACAAAGTCGCTCTTTTCCTCAGCCTCACCCCAGACGATATTACTGGCAACGGGCGCATACGACCTATTGCCGCTAAACACTTTGCTGAACGAGCCGAACTCATCCAGAATATATCAAACTTCTTCGGCAGTGCCCTTGGTCAAGACCCACTGGTTCGACAACATTTTAGTACAATCAAACTTGCCCAATTGGGTGAAGAAGTCCTTGATGTTGCCGACTGGAAAATGGTCCAACCGTATATTCGTATAAGTGAGCAGGCAGATGCACAACGTTTGAATAATGCTCACCAAGAAGCGGTGAATATGGAGGCGGGAACGCCTACTGGTATGGGGACTGATACAGGACCTCCTGTTCGTCCCACACCGCAATTAGCTCAGCAATTCGCTGGAGGTGGGCCATCCAGATAACATGGACTAAACATCTTCCTGAAGACCAAAGGGAAAGTTTCGCTAAATCAATTGTCAGTAGTCGTTTTGTTCTTCAACGATTGTCTGACATCCTCAATGAAGAACTCAATAGTATCGAACGACAAGAAGATACAGACACTTTTACAGCGGACTGGGCCTTTCAACAAGCCTACCGAAATGGTCAGAAGAAAGCTCTCCGCAAAATTATGGAGTTGCTTAACGTATGACCGACGTCTTTAATGTTGATGACCAAATCGACGACAACAAAGATTACCTTTCCGAACTCGTTGGAGAAGGTAAGAAATTTGCCAGCGCTGCCGACCTAGCTAAAGGCAAAGCAGAAAGTGATCGCTTTATTGAGCGACTAATCGCAGAAAAGGAAGCTATGCGGAAAGAGCTTGATGCTCGTGAAACCGCAGAGGAGATTTTCCGTAAACTACAGGAGAAGACTCCGGCACCGCCGCCGAATAACCAACAGGTTCAACCCCCTTCCAATGATGTCGATATTAACCAACTCGTGGATGAGAAATTCCAGCAGTTGGAAAAGGCCCGAGAAGCTAAAGAGAATGAAGGACTTGTTCTTTCCCGTCTCCAACAGACTCTAGGCCCAGACTTTAAACTCAAGGTGAACCAGCGTGCTCAGGAATTGGGTATGGACGGTGAGTTTGTTCGCAATCTCATGCAGACCAATCCTAACGCCGCTCTCGCTATTTTCGTTCCTCAAGGTCGTTCAGAGGTGTTTACGACACCTCCGTCTAATCGAGTTAATACTAGCTCGTTTGGAGTTAAAGGACCAGAGAAGAAGGATTTCGCTTATTACGAAAAGCTTCGTAAACAAATAGGTGAGCGAGAGTACTGGAGTGCTAAGGTTCAGCAAGAAATTTGGAAACAAGCACAAGCTATGGGAGATGACTTCTATAGCTAACTAGGAGATGATTAATGGCTGGTTTTAGTTATAATACCAACGAACATCTCGTTAGGTCGAACCTTTGGTCTAATCAATTGAAGGAGGTTCTTCTTGACGACCTCATCGGCATGAAATATGTCGACATGATTACTGACTTCCCGGACGGCGATACTATCAATATTCCGTCTATTGGTCAGATGGACGTCCTTGACTTCGATGAAGGTCAAGCAGTTCGGTATACCGCGATGGATACCGGTAACTTCACCTTCTCGATCAATAAGTACAAGTCGTCTGCGACTTACATCACCGAGAAGATGAAGCAGGACTCGTTCTATATGAACCGTCTTGTTTCTAGCTTCGTTCCGAAGCAGGCTCGGGCTATCGCTAAGGCGATGGAAGCTGATATCCTGAATATCGGTCCTGATGGTCAGACGGCTTCCGATACCAATACTATTAACGGTGCAGCGCATCGTTTTATCGGTAGTGGTACGAGTGAGACGATTGCTGTTAAGGACTTTCAGCTCGCGCGTTATGCCCTTCAGAAGGCGAACGTTCCCCTAACTAACCTTATTGCTATTCTCGATCCTTCGACCGAGTATGCACTGGCAACCCTGACTAACCTCGTTAACGTCAGCAATAACCCGATGTGGGAGGGTATCGTTCGCGATGGCTTCTCGACGGGTATGCAGTTTAAGTTTAACGTCTATGGTTGGGATTGCTATATCTCGAATAACCTGAAGTCTGGCCTGACTGACACTATTAGTGGTAAGACAGTCACGACTGGCAAGGGTAATCTATTCTTCTCGGCTGCTCCTGACGTTCTGCCGTTTGTCGGTAATGTCCGTCAGTCGCCGAAGGTGGATAGCGAGTACAATAAGGACCTTCAGCGTGAAGAGTATGTCACGACTTGTCGTTATGGCTTTAAACTCTTCCGTCCCGAAAATCTCGTTGTCATTATCACTGATGACGACCAGGTGTCGTAATAGGAGGGTTTAATGACTCAAGCTTGGAATAACTCGGATGGACTGTACATTAAGTACGGTCAGGATGAAGCGACTGTCGGTAAAGCTGGTGAATTCTCGACTCTCGGTGACGAGCGTCAGATTTACGTCGAGCTTGATCTGACTACGCTTGGTGCAACGGACGGTGGCACGATTGTCGATGACAACGTGTGGATTCCGGCTGGTGCATTCATCCAGAAGGTTAAGGTGGTTAATCGTGTAGCCTCGACTGGCACTGGTGCAACCCTTAATCTTGGTCTGATTAAGAAGGATCGTAGCACGGAGATTGACTACAATGGTCTTCTCGCTGCGGCTCCTCGAACGGACTTTGATGCTATCGGTGAGACAAAGGAATATTCTGCTGGCGTTTCTGGTGCTGGTGCTCTTATGGGTACTGCAACTACGTACGTCGGTTATCTCACCGCAGACTACGATACGGCTGCGTTTACGGCTGGTAAGGTCGGTATCACGATCTATTATAGCTGGACGTTGCAGGCGTAACGAATGACAACGTATGACTCCTCCCACAAGTGGGACCTTACTGGTATGGAAATCCTTGCCAGTAAGATCACTGGTGCTGAATCGAATGCACTCGCTTCTAACACGACTGTAACAGGGACTCTGACTGTCGATATTGGAGATGCCGCTGCATTTACGGTAGGAGACAACGGTGCAACAAATCCTGCATTTAAGGTTGATAGCTCCACTAGTTCTCAGGCCGCTGGTCTGAAAATAACTGGGGCTATCGCCGCAGGTACAGTTGCAGCGGCTGTCATCTCATCGGGTTCAGACGCCAATCTTACTATTAATGCAAAAGGAACTGGAACGATTGGTATCGGATCAGTTTCGACTGGTGCTGTTACTATTACTCCAGCCACGACCGTTACAGGTGCTTTGACTCCTACGGGTGGTGTCGCTGCGGGTGGTGGTGGTTCAGTCTCTCCGAGAAACTGGCATACCGGAGCTAATCCGGCTTCTGTCAGCACTGATTTTACTGATTTGACTGCCGTTACAACGGAAACATATTATGCAGAAGTTTTCGTTCCGGCTAATGCAACGCTTACCGGTATTGCTATCT